TTATTTTACGTTTGGAGCCACCATATTTTCAGGACGAACCACCTGATCAAACTGTTCTGCAGTCACCAATCCAAGTTCTACTGCGACCTGTTTTAAGGTTTTACCTTCTTTATAGGCAGTCTTGGCCACTTTAGCTGCATTCTCATAACCAATGACTGGATTCAATGCAGTAACCAGCATTAATGAATCATGCAGGAAGTGTTCAATCTTGTCACGATTAGGTTCGATTCCGACTGCACAGTTATCGTTAAAGCTGTTACATGCATCGCCAAGCAGTTGGATAGACTGCAACAGGTTATAAGCAATTACTGGCATAAAGACATTTAACTCAAAATTTCCTGATGCACCGGCCACATTAATCGTCGTGTCATTTCCTAGAACTTGAGCAACAACCATGGTCATGGCTTCACTTTGGGTTGGATTCACCTTACCCGGCATAATACTTGAACCCGGTTCATTTTCAGGAATACGTAATTCACCAAAACCACAACGTGGTCCGCTCGCCAGCCAGCGAATATCGTTGGCGATTTTATTCAGGCTAACCGCTAAAGTCTTTAAAGCACCTGAAGCAAATACTGCTGCATCACGGCCGGCCAAAGCTTCAAACTTGTTAGGAGCAGTGACAAAAGGCAAACCTGTTAATTCCGCTAGAGTATCCGCAGCTTTAACAGCATAATCTGGATGTGCATTGAGGCCTGTACCGACGGCGGTTCCGCCTAATGGCAGTTCATATAACCCTTGCAAAGCCTGATACAGTCGAATTAAAGCATGATCCAGTTGAGAGACATATCCACTGAATTCCTGACCTAAAGTTAAAGGTGTGGCATCCTGAAGATGGGTACGACCGATTTTTACAATCTCGGTAAATTCCTGAGATTTGGCATGCAAGGTATCACGTAAACGTGTCACTGCCGGTATTAGCAGTTCATTGATCTGTAAGCTAGCTGCTACATGAATCGCAGTCGGAAAAGAGTCATTGGTCGATTGAGCGCGGTTGACATGATCATTTGGATGCACAGGCTTTTGTGCACCTAAAGGATTACCCAGCTTCTGGTTAGCAATATTGGCAATCACTTCATTACAGTTCATGTTACTTTGCGTGCCCGAACCGGTTTGCCATACCACTAGCGGGAACTGGCTATCCCATTGACCGCTGATCACTTCATCCGCAGCACCGATGATATAGGTCGATAACTCATGAGGAATCTGGTTTAACTCGGCATTGGTGATCGCAGCTGCTTTCTTGACCAAGCCCATGGCACGAATCATGGCGCGTGGCAAATGCTCATTGCCAATCTTGAAGTTCTGTAGACTACGCTGAGTTTGTGCGCCCCAAAGTGCTTCACTCGGTACAGCGACTTCTCCCATCGTGTCATGTTCAATACGTGTTTGCATGCTCAACCTCAATTGTTATTCCATGTTTTACTCATTTAGACAGCAGCTTCAATGCTGTACTCTATTCATCTTAATGAGTTTGATTAATTTTGCAAATGATAATTATTATCAATAATTAACTTGTAGGATTCTTAATCACTGCCCTCTTAACGTATTCTGATAGAACAGCCATTCATCCTCTAACATTTTCCTTAAGGTATAGCGTGGCTGCCAATGTAACAACTGTTGGGCTTTATCCGTATTAGCACCCAGTTGATCCATTTCAGCATGCGGATATGGCAAAGCATCTACTGTAGGAACAGCGGATTGGGTGACTTCTGCAACCTGATCCAGCAAAGTCTGCATTGAGATCAGCTCTCCAGCGATATTAAAGGCTTCGCAAGTCCATTGTTGCTGTTGAGACAGCCAATGTAGCGACTTGAATACCGCATCACAGACATCCATCACATGTAGAAAACTACGTTCTACTGTATAGTCTTCGGTCTTGGCCTGACGGCGCAATTCCAGATATTCACGCTGCTTCGCACCCACCTGCATGGCCAGAGGCACAATATTCTTTGGTAAAGGTGGCACCCATTCACCTAAAATGCCATTTTCAAAAGCACCCGCGACATTGGAAAGACGTAACATCGCAATACGCCATTCATTATCCGTCTTGGCAGTATCCCGGATGATTTCTTCCACCATCTGCTGTGATTTAATATAAGGATTTGGATAAGTGTAATTGAAAGCCTGATCTTCTTTTAAATCCGTTCCGGAATGGCCATATACAGCCAATGAAGACAAATGCACCAGATTGCGTACTCCAGTACGCTGCATGGCACGCATCAAGCTCATGATACAGCTGACATTATCATTATAATATTCAAGTGGTTTTAAAACTGATTCTTCTAATGATTTAAAGCTTGCAGTATGAATGACAGCCTGTACCGAATTCTGTTCAAAAACTTTATTTAGTGCTGGAGTGTTACGGATATCAATTTTGACAAAAGGCACATAGCGGCCAGAAATAAATTCAAGGCGTTCTAAGGTCTGGAGACTGGCATTGGCCAGATTATCGACCACAATGACCTCTAGTCCTTGTGCCATCAGACTTAAAGCAATATGTGAGCCTAAAAAGCCTAAACCACCCGTCACTAAAATCATTGTTTATTAACTCCGCTTTAGAATCAGTATCTTAAATTGATATGGTGTTTATTTGGTGCTTTCTCCAACTTATCCACAGGATCAAAAACGCAAAAACCGACCCAAAATTTCTTATGAGCCGGCTAATCTGCTCAATAAGTATATTTTATTTTACAGGTCGAACAAAAGTTGATTGTTATGTAATGTATGGAATTCATGACAATGAATTAAGCCTCATCTTGAGAGCTTTTATTAAATTATAATCTTCAGTTATAAAACTGAAAGGTAGGAAGATGATGCAGGATTGGGTTGATATTGTGAATGGGTGGAAGGATTAAATAAAGTCTTTTATATTTATAAATTAAATTATACCCCTTTATTAAAGGCAATTAACTTACCAATACCGATAAATGGTTTTTGAATATCACATTAGATTAAAAAATAATTTTATATGCCGATATAAGTATCATAACCAAGGAAACAATCACAATGCCAAAATATATTTTTAAATAAACTCTATCGCGCCATTTATCCTCACCAACTCCTTTAATCTCACTTAACCATGACATTAACATAACTAATAGAGTGGAAATGGTTAACGTTAAAATACTCATCAGCAGGATGATAGTGGCGAGCCTGGGTCTATGTTGTGAAGCTAAGAGATTGTTAATTGCACTTATTAAATTGACTCCACCAAATAGTGCAAAAATTATAGTGGCAAAAATACCCAAAATTGTTATGTAATTTACAACCGAATTTTTAATCTCGCCTTCTGTTTGCTTTGCCAGGGCTTCACTTTTGCCTGCTGAATCAAAAGCTTGATTTGCAATTTCCCGTGCATCTTTCGTAACTTCAGTGATAAAGTTTTTCTGCCTCACTGCCAATAATATATGCCTTGTCAATTTATTATAACAAATAACTATATGATTACTTTCATTTCTTAGTAAGGCTGAATTAACAACACTTATAAAATTTTCCAAAGAATCAATTATGATATTTTCTTGATGGTCAAATATTTCTTCAGCAATTTTATGATAAGGCACATTAAAACTAACCTTTTCATCTCGCTTAATCATTAAGCTATCTTCATGCTTGTTAATTAACTCACAAATAATTTTAGAGATATCCTCAACCATCTCAACGTAAAAGTGATGGTTAAGAAATATCCCTATTAAAATTTTTAAGCCGTCATTTTCTTCAGCTACATAGCTCATTTTTAAAGTAAATTAAGTTTTTGAGGACTGAAGTAGTCTAATAGTTCTTCGTCAGAATATCGAATATTTTTTTCCCCCTTCATTATGCGACCTTTATCTTTTGCCCACATTGGATGCTGATGAGTTATATCAACTAGCTCATATGCATCTTTATTGATAAGTTGGGAAATCTGATCGTCAATTAATCCAATCTTAATATCAGGATTAAAAATAATAATTGAAGGGTCAAAATCTTCTGTTTTAAGCACTGGTTTCCCAGAAGACAAATCTAAAGAAAATTTTGATTTGGTTTGATTAATCTCATAAACACCATAATCCTTAAAGGCATGGTAAACAGACGGCACCACTGGGCCATACTGCCATTTTTCAATTGGCTCATCAAATAGCTTAGTCTTGGTTATTGCTAAATGTTTTGCATAAATAAAATAAATTATCTTTTGAAGTTTTAAATTAGTTAAACCAACTTTGTGGATCTCTTTAGCTTTCCAGATAATATAGTTGGCAATATCAATTGCTGTAATTTTATTATTCACATCACACCTCTTCTATTACACTAAATTCAACTTGAACCAAAACATATATAAAGCTAAGGCTTAACATTGTCGAAAATCAGTGATGGTGCTCATAATTATTCCAGATTCAATAATTTATAGTCAAAAAAAGACAGTTTTGAACTTATTTGCTCATGATCTGCCTTTCACTCTATTTAATAACATATACCGCAAATAAGCAATACTGTGAAACATAAATGTTCCACAGACACGTGTAAATCATGAAATTGTATCAACTTTCTTATTGGGTCTCCCTGCAAGGGGTTATTAGGCCACCCCAACACATATCCCCACATTCACATTCGTCGTAATTGAATGAGCTGTGCAGCCTGATAGCATGCACAGCGTTAAAAAACTTAAATAAAGCTACTTTTACTTAAATTACAGCCAGTTAGTTTAAAAAAATATGGAATATACAGTAAATTTATTTGAATATTAATATTTTATGAGTATATTGCATTTACGAAATTATCATCAGATTTGAATATACGGCAATGAATATAAAAAATTTTTTACTATTAGGGATATTGGGATTTTTAACTGGATGTCAGGTTGTAGAAACTGCAGATGATAAAAAATCTGTTTCTATGCTACCACTGTATATTCCTAAAGAAGCGCGTTATTTAAATACTCCATCGAATGCACCCACCTCTGAAAAGTTGACGGCATATACAAATCAACTCGTTAGCCAAGAGCAAAAATATGCAACGATAAAAACTATTCCTTATACATTTTTTCAGGGTTCTGGCTCCCTTAGTGCGTACCCATATACCGTTTATACCTTTGATGGAAAACGCGTAAGATTTGTTGAGAATTCAATCATCAGCCCTTCTACTACAATGACTCGATTTGATTACTCGCAAGCAAAATTAAAACTACCGGTTGGTCAACATGACATTGTTTTTGTTAGCGGAATAGGTAACCATAGTTATTTCACTGAAATTAAAAATATAACCTTGGAAGAAAATAAAGATTATGTGATTGGTGTTGATCGTATTCCAGGCAGCAAGCCAAGAGTATTTATTGCTGAATATGAAGTGGATTCAAGATTTAAATCAAACGATCCAGACTCTATTGTAATTAAAAAACGAATTGTTGAAGATGTTGAGCATGCAAATCTCAAAAGTGTCAAAGTATATTAAAGAAATAGCTACTTTCGGATTATTGGCATCCTTAGTCCTATTACAGGGCTGCGTAAAAATGATCTTGCCGACTTCTGAAAGTGAATTAATCTCTAAGTCAATTGGCAAAGGTGGGTCAATAGATGTTCCATTGGGATATGTAGATGCTTATGCGAATTTAAAGCAAGCGTATTTAAGATGTGAGCAGGTAAAAACTGCGAATTCATATGTATTAGTTGATGCAAATTTAGATCGGGAAAAAAATCTTGCCATTTTTTTTGGTAAAGCACCTTATGGCACCTATTTGTTTAAAACAACTATCACGCCATCTGATGCTAACAATTCTAAGCTTACTCTTCATTTGATGAAAGCTCAGCTATTAACAGAAAAAGCCAATCAAAATTTACTTCAAAAGCGTTTGGAGCGAGATAGACTACGTGCTTTAGGCCAAGACACTAAATGCAATAAAGATTAATTTTTCAAGCCAAGCATTATATTAAAGTTTTAAAAAAGCTGTGAACCCCAGGGTTGCACAGCAGTAAAATCTTAATTGCACTTTTCATAATCAATCAGCACTTTGGCCACAGCTTTTGCTGCAATCCAATAGCGTGCCTGGTATGCTGCAAGCTCAGCTTCATTCGAAATAAAACCAAGCTCTACAATCAAGCCGCCAGCATTGATATAACCTAAACTTCCACGAGCTGATTGGCTTTGATCAATCCAGCCATTATCACCACGTAACCGACTACCCAATGCAGTAACTACAGCTGCAGATAGATCCTGTGCCAATTTCTTATCTTTTGGCAAGGCAATTGTCTCTACTCCAGTCGCTTGTCTCGAAGTCGCAGCATTCATATGGAATTCAACCGCAACACTAGATCCTTTGATCAACTTGATGGCCGATGAAAGCGGATCATTCTGTGATCCGGTACCATCATTTTTGACCTGAATACCTGCCTCACGTAAATAAAAAGAAACCGCATTCCTGAAATTAGTCACCAAATCAGCTTCTTTAATTTTGCCATTCACTGCACCAGGATCAGAATTGCTATGTCCTGCCGTGATAGTGGCAAAACCTAAAGATTGCGATAGATTTGGCTGAGCCTTTTTACGGCCAATCAGCACCGCCAAGAACATCAAACCCAATGAAGCAATCGTTTGATACGGTTCAGGCAAGACATTGGCGTTATACACTTCCTGCAAAACTAAATGTACGCAGGATAAAAAAAGCGCCATATAGGCGCCGTATTTTACTGAGTCAAACTTCCAAACACTTTCATTAATTAATTTCATCTTATCTCTCTTCACTGTTTGTTTTTTTGTTGATCAATCTGGTTCCGCATTGCTGCCAGGTCTGTATCCATGCGGATCTGCTTTGATTCGATAATGGCTAATTTTTGATTTAGTCCTGCATTTTCTTTAGCAAGTGCTGTGCTCCCTTGAACTATCCATGAACCAAAGGCAATGAGTAGCCCAATAGCAGTTCCACCTAGGGCTTTCGCAAAGGTGAGCCCTCCTTTAGCTTGGTTCATATCCGCCTGAAGCAAATCAATATCCCGTCGGTTTGCCACAGCTTGTGACTGGTAATATTCATTCCGTTCAGTTAAGCGAATGACGTTGTTGTTTAATTCACCCATTTCCAAGCGCAGTTGATCTAATTTTTTCTCAACTCGCACCCCATACGTTTCACTGTCAGGCATACGCCCCCCTATTTTTTTGGCAATAAAAAAGCACCTAAAAAGGTGCTGTCATTTGGTTAAGTTTAGACTTCTATTTCTGAATGCTGTCCAGTAGGTGCTGGCCTTAGGATCACTTGGTTTGAAATGAATACTCTAGTACCTAAATTGTAGGCTGTACCGGACGTACATAGTACCGGACCAGATCCACCGTCAATCTGTACCCGATACTCTGGATGCTTCACCGAGGTGATGGTGCCAATGTATTCAGCATGGGGCGGATTCAAGAGCTTTCGCAATTCAAATAATGGATTACTCACGGCTGATACGCTCCACGGTAATGGTTTCATTCACCTTTTTATGCGAAAAGCTACCTGAAACTGAATCAATCACTCCCCACCACTGGCCATTAAAGGCAAGCGTTTTACCAGGCAGCATCTCGCCTATTTCCTGACTGACCGGAATATCTGAGAAAGTGTGCAGCTCCTGAATATTGGCTTTCACCAGTTCATTTTTGCCGTAACTGGCACCAGACACCACGTTAAATAGTGGACCAGTGACTGCCTCTAAAGGTACATCACCCGAGGTTCGTCGCTGCAGCACTTTTAGACTTTCACCACTACGACTATTTACTACAGTGATGGCATTAAAGTCTGCAATGTATTCATCGTTCTGCTTGATGTTCTGCTGCATCACCAGGCTTTCAGATAACAAAATATCGTAGTCATCCACCATCATCGTGTCCCAGTAACCTTTCTGGTACCGTGGCAAGATAGTCAGTGTGTTGCCTGCTTTCTGGCTATAGATAAACCCACCGCCTGCATCAACCACCTGCTTGATTGCATCGATGGGTGCAAGTTCTGCATAGCTCAGGCTTTCAGTAGGCGCGATCCAGCCCAATTCATCAATCAGTTTCCAGTCCAGGTTGGTACCGCTATTCGCTCGATCCAATTCCGCTTGAACCAGCTGTACAGAAGTTCGCTCGTTATCCTGGATAAATGAGCGTGTCGGTCCGTATTTATCCGAGTTCAAAGCAGTCACACTTCGACCTGGGTAAGTGTAAAGCACACTGGCAAAGCGCCGGGTTTCTTCTGGATCTTCCAATAAAATATGGTGCTCAAAACCATTAATCATGACTTTAAGAATCACCGGCTGGTCGTCAATCGGCTGCAGCTTATCTTTTTCAGTATGAGCCACTGTGATGGAGTAAGCCCAACACCATTGAGATCGGCTGGTACTGTAAGTGCCATCCATGACCTTAATCTTCTCGCCGGTATCTAGTCGCTCGGCTATTAATGTATTCACGATATACCACCAGTTTCTTTTCGGCAGTGCTGGAATACAGTCATCTGCACCAAAATTTAAAACAACATTATGTGAATCAACTTCATGACATAAGCAGATAAAATTTAGATCACCAGTACCTTCATATTTAGGCGTTTCAGGCTTTGGCCAAGGTTGAACCGGATGCTTGCGATAATGAATCGCTTTGGCTTTATCCCACGGCAAATCTGATTTGGTAATAATCTCAAGGCTTTTATCCCATTCAAACGAGAAACGCTTTTCAAAGACATCGGCGACTTCATGAGAATAGGTAAACGTCTTACGCCTGCGGATCATTTCCTGCCAGACCGTTTCCCGGTTATGGCGCAGTTTGATCGTTTCTTCATGCAAGTAACGCTGATGAATAAAGCGCTTATCGCCTTCTTCCCAGTGTATGTATGCATCCGAACTTAAACCAATTGCTTGCTCATGTATGGATCTAATCGCCCGGGTTAATGATCCTGCTTGCTCATACTGCATATTTGCCTGACTCGAAACTACCAAACCTTGGTCATAAAAAAGAGCCTCATTTGAGACTCTTAATATTGGTTTTGCCCATGGGACTTTTGTGCTGCTTAAAGCTGTGATGGCTTTGCTGTACCGTAACCCCAAACCTAGAGAAACACCGACCAGGTGATTGATATCGAATAGCACCTCAACTGTAAATGAAACCCCTGTATCTAAAATCGCATCAATGGTGCAGAGGTTTTCATTAAAAGATGCTTCAATCTCAAAACTAAAACCAGTGTCTAAAACCGTATCGATCTGTCCAACAACATTGGTACTTTCATCACCCTCCCATTCCTCATCCACATAAGTCACGTGAATATCATAAGGCGACTGAAGGTTGGCTTTAACCAATGCTTCCTGATAAACAATGATCAATCCATGAGGGTTGTACTTTGGATCTTGCTCACTCATATCATTTTCATCTTTAAATTAATTTCAGATAGACGTAAGCCGATGACCCAGTTGGATTGCCTGCTGCATAGCGGCTATGCGGCTGATAGGCTGCCAACATCGATACTCTAATCTTGCTGACTGCAGACATATTTTTCGTAAACGTATATTCATTAAACTTGGTAGTTGCGGCAGGGTTTGAAGGTGTGTATTTAATTCCTGTGGGTAATATATCTAGATAACCATTTGCTGCAGGGTATGTTCCAATAGATGATACGTTAGCAACTGTTGCTAGAGTATTCCCGATTTGCAATGTAGAGCCAAAATTATTAGATGCTTTATCTACTTTTAGAGCAGCTAACACATTATCAGAAGCATCCAAGAATTCTAAGAACATACGACCATAATTGCTGTTGTATGTTCCTGCAGAGACTACAAGCTCAAACCTTTGATTCAATATCTTGTCACTGGAAATAGTTTTGGTAGCGATGTCATTTGTGAGGATTGCTCCATCATTATTGTAAGCGCGAGTATAAGCTATAAAATCCTTTGTCCTTCCAAAATTAGCCGGCCAAGTTGGTTCTGTTGTTAAATCCTTATTGAATTGCGGTAATTGAGCTGTCCCCCAGCACGCTACCGCCAAGGCCCAGAATCCGGTAGGTTTAGCAAATTCCATTGTGATCTGTTTGAGTTCACTGAACTTACTCGCTACACCATAAGACAACTCAACCATTACATAATAAGTGGTGCCTTCCGCCACAGAAGGAAAAGTATGTGAATTTCCCTCTGCAACAATTGGTGCAGGCAATGTGTCTATTGTAAATGGTGAGGTGCTTAAATAAATAAGTGGAGTTACAGCCCATGGGTTGGGGTTGCCCCAGGTGATGATTAGGTCCTGTTCATTTCCATTTGGATTTGAGATCAGGCTAACACCCACAGGCCCAAGAAGCGGGAATGCGTAAAAAATAGAATCACTATATTGCACCGCATCACCACGATGACAGGCCACTAAATAATGATAATCTCGACCAACTTCAATGGCGTTATCCACATAAAACATGGTTTTTATATTGGTGACTAATGGTATTGGCAGATTATTTGTTTCGATAGGAGATAGGGATCGATAGATTGTAAATTTATCAAAATCACCAAACTGTGCGAATTCTAATTTATTAAATGCCATATCAATTGACTCTACTAAATGGGTCGAAGCTTTATTGATGTGATAGACAGTGTTCCACCAAGTGCTAAATTAGTGTTAGCTAGTGAAATATCTATACCCACAGTTAGATCCGCTGCCACTTCACCCGCACCATTGAAAATACGAGCCCATGTTGCTGTGCCTGCTCTAACCACGGTGGCAGTGTTGGTTGGATGAAGCTCTACATAAGTTGATGTGGTTTCTTTGATACATGGCTCTGGAAATGTGAGTGCCACCAAAGCATTGTTTGGAGCTACCACCTCTGCTGGACTGGCAGGCTGCATACCTTCGTAAAAAATAACGGTAGCACTTTGGCTACCGCTATCCATAAAACTTGCAAAGGCTTGGATCATGACAAGCCGAGCTTTAATTGATGTTTGACTCATTTGGCCACCACTTTGTCTTGGATTGCTGCGTTGTATTGATTATCTGGATCAAATGCCACTACAAAACATTCCAAGCCGACTGCAATGTTTCTAAAAGCATATGTACCATCTGATCCTGACTTAATTTCCCATAGCAATTGTCGGTTAGACCTTTTAAAACAGCAGACACTTACAGATGGGTATTTATTTCCTATTTTCTTTGTGGTTCCTTTGATCTGACCAAAACCTTGATTATCATTTAATACAGTGATGATAGGGCGCGGCAACCTCAAAATACTGTAACCAAACTCCATAAGTCTTAAATGATCTGGGTTATAGCCACCAAAAAAGAATCGAGAAAGTTTAAGCGCCAATTTTTAGCTCCTCTACCGGAACTGCAATAACCACCAGGGCTGTAGATGATGCGCTATAACTTCCAATCCCATGCAAATAAACTGGATTTTCAAAATCGATTTCGTATGTTTTTGATGGCGCATTTGATCTAGTCATAATGGGCTGGTTGGTTGCAGCATATTTGGCTATATAAGCTCCCCCTGCTACAAAACCAAGAAACTGCTTTGTTGAATACTCATAAATTGAGATAGGTTCTGTTGTTGTTGTATTAAACGGATCCAGTTGAGTAAAAGAAGAGAAAGCTTGGGGTGCTTTAAATGGTATACCCGATACAACATTATCTTGAATAAATGAAACACGAGTATTACCAACATAACCTCCAAAAGACTCACCATAGTGAGAAGATCGGATGTCTTCTGCTGATGTGCTAGTGGCGTATGTAAATAGCATCGGTAAATTTATAGCTCCAAAGCTCAACGTGGAGCAAGGAACAAACCCGTTTAGCACTGTATGTACAGGGTTATATGTTTCAATATTACTCATTATCAGAATATGATAAAGACTGCCTACTATAACTCCCTTCCCAAATACACTTAACCCTTGGTTATATGAGTAATTATTGTATGTTCCTGAGAAGTTAGCCGTAAAATCCCACTTAGGCATGGATTTAGCGGAATTATTTCCAGACTTACCATTAGCGTAAGCGTTTTGGTCTGTAATTGTTCCATTTATTAAATCAACCAATCTACCAATACAGGGCATAATTGTGTTGCGATGAAATTCGCTTGGCTGAAAAGCTAAGCGAAGATATAAATCAGACTCATCTAGATCCTTAAACTTATAGATATGAACAAGCCCAGACTCATATACCACATCCCAACCAAGTGGTGCAATACGAGTGGAGAATCCACTTGGAATTGATGTAGGTGCACCGTCAATTGTCATTGTTATGGTGTTGGTAGTAACAGAGTCAATATAAAACTCGCCATCATGGAGCGCTGCTAAAGCACCTGAATCAACTTTTAAAACTCGATCTGCGGCATAACCATGTGCACCACCATAAGTAAATGTAACTTGATTACCCACTACCACTACACTCAATACTGTTTGGGCGTTATAGCCGAGTGCAAACATCTTTTTAAAACGATCTGGAAAGAGGCTTTTGGAGCCAGCACAAAAATCCAAACCAACATCTTTAAAATCAAATAACTTTGTTTGTGTCTGCTTCATCGCCATTTTTATTCACTCATAAAAAAGACCGCATAAGCGGTCATATTTGATTTAAATTTCAAACAACGCGGTCAATATCACCACGCAACATGATCTGGAACTGATCTGATAGTGTTACCGGCTCCGACTGTTTTACTGTGCGAATTACCCATATTGGGAAGTTTGCGGCAATAGTATTGAATCTCAATGTATTGCCATTCGCCCAACCCGTTCCCCACCCTTCCTTTTTAATTGTGAAGTATGGAACACCTGTTACTGGATTAAGTGGTGAATAATCAGCATTAATTGAACCAGATAGCGTTAGTCGACCTGTATATTCACCAACACAATAAAAAGCCTCTCCGCTAGTGAAGACAATTGCCCATCGTTCCTGAATAGCGCCTTTATTTGTCACGGCAATTGGATACAGTGCATCATTGTAGTTTGATGAAATGTTTGTGCCTGAAGCGCTATCACTCCAGATATTACTCCAAGTCTGCTGCACAAACTTACGGGTATATCGCGCCTGCATATCACCAATAACCAAAGCAGATCCAACAATGGTATCCACTGCATCGTAGTTATGTGTTAATGGCTTGGTGAAGGTCAGCTGACCATTGATCTGTACATCACGGATCAGCCCCATATCCTGATAGCGGTATTTCACTGTCAATGGTGCAACCAGATTACCCAGTACAAAGTCACCGCCCAATGTCACGCGGCCATAGTCATAATCAACCGTGTACAAATCGAAAGCTACTTTCGTTCCGTTAGCATCCTCAAGTTCTGCCCATGAAATACGCTGATCATTTAGATCGTATGTGGTACCTGCAATTGCACTTGGTAAGTCCTGAGCTTTACTTGAGCTAACAATACCAATCCCACCAACGCGGAAGATCGGCACCCGGCCATCGATCGGCAAGCGTGTAGCAGACAGACCTAAAATTTCTGAATCTAGTGGAATATAGGTATAAGCCACCGCGTTATAGCGCACGGATGAAGCGTCGACCCAGACTGGCACATTAATATAACGACCATCCAAGTCATCATATTCCAGCAGCGGGTCATACCAATCATTCGCTTCAATCTCTGCCCGGTTGGCTTCAGTGATTTTGGTTTTGGTGTAAAAGTAAATCGTGACAAAGCCATTATCCCAGTTCACCTGACCATGCGCCCGGCTGGTCTCAATTATCCCATTTTCATCAGCGGTTAATGTGAGCTGACCAAATTCAATGGTACCCACCACCACAGTCAAAGATTGTGGTCGGATCGGCATGATTGGTGTTCTAAAACTGATCTTGTTGACTGGTAATAGGTCGGTGGTGGTAGTTAAGGATTCCAGGGTAATGGTGTTATCGGCATTCGGTGTCCAGGAATCAATTTCAACGATCCCGGTACCGTATTGAATGACACCCGACTGAATCCCGCTATTATTGGCTGGATTTACATTGCGATACAGCAAGCCAGTACGATCCAGGAAAGTATCAGCACCTACTTTGAAGCGAGCTGAACCTGTCAGGATCTGCTCATCAAAGCCAGAAGATAAATCCAGTTTGAGCTTATTGGCCGTCACCATATGGGTTGCCGAGTTCGATCCTGATGTATCACGATATTTAATCTGAACATCTACAGCACCAAAAGCTTTCAGTTCAACCTGTTCACCAGAAATACTGGATGTTTGTGGAGAATAAAAAGACATATTTCCTCTCTATGCTGCGGCATAAGTGGCCATAGGTGTAAACGTGGATTTGAAACGATGACCCACGCCCTGAGGTGTAACTTCAACCGCACCGGTAGCGTATGTAATTGAACCTTGTACTTGACCACGCTCATTAACAAGATTGCCAATCGTTGCATTTACAGGTGTGTCAATCAGTGTCACAAAGCCAGCCACCATACCATCACTACTTTTAACCGGAATTCTTAATTCCACGCTATTTGGCTGAATTGCAGATCCCGTACCAATGGTAAAGGTCAGCTTTTGATTTACAGGAGTAACATCCATCTTGGTCTGCTCAAGTGAAGTGCCGTAGTTATAGATCACTGAAAAGACTGTGCCTTTCTGTGGCAACTTGTTTGGAATGATCTTGCCAATACCGGTTGCATAGTTGATTTCACCTGTAGCATCACCGGTAAATTTGCCCTGGGCATTGGAGGTTGCTGTTTTCTCTTCACCTTCTAGGGCCCAGTTAATCGTGATACCCGGCAAAACACCTGGTCGACCTAAATCAAAATCAAATGCAGCTTTTTCCACGGTTAAATTTGATCTTACGAAGGTGACAATCGGTGTACCCCAGTTCAGCAGGATCGGCGTATCTACATCCGGCAGTGCACCAGTGGTCAATAACCACGAACCGGTCTCATAGTTGATCATGCCCGAACCAAAAGATGGGCTCGAAGCTTTTAATTGCCCCGAACCATCATCTTTAAGTTCGTAAAATTTGCCTTGCGACATATACGAGATCGACAAAGCGCCTGGTGCCGGAATTGGAATTAAAACTCCCGACCAATTGCTACCCTGATTATTCTGGGTTACTGGTATCGCATGGCTTTGGTAATACTGGTTTGGTGCTACTGCAGGTTTAAATGTGATATTCAGACTCATGGTTCCACTTGGAGCGGCTGCTGTCCACTGAATTAGTCCACGCTGATAATCAACTGTGCCTATCTGAGTGCCTTGAGTATTCTTGAGCAATCCACCTTGATCGGTAATCTGCTGACCTTGCAAAGTAAAAGACATACTGGAAGGAATCACCGCAGAACCGATATACAGGTTTTGACTGACACCAATTACCATGTTTGGATAACTGGCTGTAATGGTGCCTTCGTTACCTGCAACCAGCACCACACTTTCACCTGCAGCATTGACATCAATAATTGGGGTTTCTGTCTGCGCGGAGGGAATCAGCTGAGCAAAGATGCTTTTGGCATTTACTGTAAATTCACCCACATTTGCATTAGATGCCAGTGCTGTCGATGAGTAATACAGGCCGGTATCTGCAACAATCGTATCGCGGATGATGGTTTTGGATACTGCGTTACCCTGATACCACTGCCGAGCAGACAAACCAACAAAATCAATTTCCAAAGCATCATTGAGTGAGTAAGTAGCAATCTTGTATTCCACGTTTTTGCCATCCACTACCATAATGGCAGTGCGAGTCTCAACTTTTGTGATGCGAACATACTGTTCACGCTCTAAAGCTTTACCTTCATCACTAATCAAAACAATCGTATCCCCAACGGATGATTCAACCTCTTGTGGGAACATAGCCACCTGTAGTGATGACATACCTTTCCAGTGGGTATCTAGTGGTGTACCGGCGATCTGGCCACCTTTGGCTAGATAATTTTCAAGCCGGTTCTGAGCCGACTGACGTTCGTCCGTCCAGTTCTTGGTGCTAAACAATAATGCTGAGACATTTGGATCTTCTGGTAGCTCAGATACAAACACCGTTGCACCCATTAATAGATCAGTGTCTTCAGTGGTAACTGCCGGAAATACCTTACGCATGGACACATCACCCATGGTTCGATCCATTTCCGATACATCATTGAACAGGTTATTGCTGATACCATCCTGAACTACTACGCCAGAGTATTTACCACCGCCATCCGAGTTATCAGTCAAGCGTTCAGACTTGTAAATCACTAAATCCTTAGTTTCAATCGCCATCGTTTAACTCCGTAAAGCGTAAGGTCACGTTGTAATAATCATCCAGTGATACCGCTGGAATCCCTTTCACCGGTGCAGCCTCTAAGGCTCCCTCCTGGTGGTTAAATTTGACTATGAATTCTCGGTTGTCATGAGGCTGCTCAAACTTCAGTTTGAAATTCTCTTCCTGCAGTTTTGACCATTCCAAAACAGTCCGCAGTTCACGTAGCTTGATCCAGCCCATTTCTTGGTCTGCTGGCTGCAAGGTGATTGGTCGGCCCGACTTCTTTTTGCCTTCCTGAATATGCAAAGTGCCATCCATTGCATAAGCCTGAGTTTGTTCGATGGGCTTCCAGGAGAATTCATCAGACCATAAAAAACCGTCCTCTAATGGGACGGTTTCTGATGTTGCTAAGCGAATGAGTTTCATGTTGATTTCGCTATACCTTTTAATTGATTTACCAGATTGGTCATTACATCCTTTTGGCTTGCATCACCTGTAAGGGATAGGGTTTGACCTCCGAATTGGATGTTGTAATTCACACTTTCCTTAATGCTTTGTGTAGCAGCATTTGATGACACAGAAGGAATTGACGGCGCATAGTCACTCAAACTACTGGAACCAGTTGAAGCGACATTGATACTGCGGAGCAATTCATTAATCTTATTGGTACCATGCTGAGTGGTTATTCCATTGGCTGCAGCTCGATCAAATTCAGCATTGATCAATGCTTTCATTGCCACGCTGCTTTCCTTTCCAAGACCTTCAGCTTTAGCATCACGATCAGCGGCCATAGCCTTGGACCAGATGGTAGAAGCCAATTTCTCAGCCTCTTTATCGTCATAGCCTTTGCTTTTCAGCTGTGAAATCACATCAGACTTGGTGTAAGAATCGTATTCGTAGATTCCTTTACTCAATGCTTCGCCTTGACGCTTCATTTCCTTATTGAAATCACTTTTAGCTTTAGAAACTGCATCAGCCCAAGCTTCGGTGGAAGATTTAGCTTCTTCACGTGCGATCTGACCTGCATGACGATAACCATCACCAATACCACGTGCAGAGTCTTTAACACGGTCATTGGATTTAGACCAATCATCCATGGTTTTAACAACGGCTTTACCAGTGTCATCAATCTGCACTTCAAGATTACGCCCGGCATTCATTGCATTTACCGCTGCAATTCTTCCAGCATCCCCTGAAGCTGCCGCAGACTGAGCAGCTTTTTGATATGCCTTTTCAATTCCTTCAGCAGTAGCCTTACCGCTATCCCGAATTGTGATGTAGTCCATCAAAGCTTGCTGGGCGGCCAACTTTAATTGCTCTTTGGTTTGGATGCCTAATCGCTTAAATGCTTCAGTAACCGGATCAATATCATCCGGTAATCCTTGAGCCTGCATTTTGATAGCAATTAAGCCTTGCTCTACCTGAGATGTTGAAATTTGTCCTTGAGTACCGAACTCCTGAAGCTTGGCTTTGGCCATATCAATTTCGGCCTGGCTTTTGGCCGTTTGCAGCCACGTCAACCAGGCTTCATAGGTAACATTACCAGCTTGCTTGCCCTTAACCCCAAGCTCCTCAAGGCCGGCCGCAAAGGTAGTAACATTTTTGCCATTTTCAGCGAACTTTTCAGAGACACGATTTAAGGAAACGTCCAGATCCATGCCTAAAGCTGTTGCAGCTTTTCGCGCTTTGTCAGCTGCGTTAGCTGTGCCCTCAGTAGCCTTAGCACCGTCATCCATAGCCTTAACAATTGCCTTGCCAGTGCTATCAAACTCAAGTTTTAAACCTTGAGCAGCCAGAGTTGTTTGTAATGTTTTCTGAGTCGCTGCATCGGCTGCTTTTTGCGTACCATCAATTGCTGTTAGCTGTGCATTTACCCAGTCTTGAGCGGCTTGGATTTTGGCATCTGTAATTTTTTGACTTTCAGCCTGATAAGCTTTTTCCTTACCATCAAGCTCGGCCAATCCCTTAGTAGCCAAATCAATCGAAGCTTGATTACCAGTCTTACGTGCCTCAAAAAGTTGCTGCTCTAATTTGATACGCTCATCACTGATAGCCTTGTAATCAGCTTTGTGCTTTTCCTCCTGAGCTTTTAATTCAGTAAGAGTTTTTTGTGCTTCGGCAATACGTTCTTTATTGGCCTCATCCTCAGTCTGACGAATCTCTCGGATTGCTTCTCTTGTCGCAGATTTGCTTTCAAGTGCTAGCCTGTTAGCCTCTTTACCATTCTTTTCGGCTTGTCTAAATAGAGCATCAGACGCATTTTGAGCCTGTGCAGCAAGATCATCGAAACCAAGGAAATCTAATACCGAGGCGCTAAGCGCATAAATACCACCGGAAATAAACTGGATACCTGCAAGGAGTAGCTTCAAGGCAATATTTAATCCGGTAGCACCATCGGAAACCACACCCAGTGCAATTTTAAAAACATTGAATAAGGTGGTTAAGCCACTAACCTCTTCCTTACCACCCATAATTGCGTTAAATAGCGGGGCGATTGCATCCAAGGTAGATGTGAAGGCACTCCAGGCGGTTTCAGCGATCCCTGCCATGCCTGAAATGACAGTTTTAATCGTGTCATATACAGCAGATAAAGTGCTTCTAATAGCCTCAATTGTAGATGGATCGATTTCAGAGAGCTTGTCTTGAAACCATCCAACACCTTCAGCCACATCATCAAAGAATACTTTTAAAATTCCAAGATTATCAGCGATGACTGAGAGAGCATTAGCTACCGTTGCACTTGACCCATTGGCCTGATCCATCTCACCAATCAGAATCTGCCATTGTGTGGAAATCTTCTGCAGTGCATTGCTGATAGTAGTTGGAAACTGGTTGTAGGTTTCTTGGATCTGGGTAGCTTGGCTTTGAATAGCCTTAACAACCCTTTCAGATGTAAGCTCACCATTTTCCGCCATTTTTCGGAGCTCACCAGTAGTGACTCCCAATCCTTTGGCTAAAGCCTCTGCAAGACCATAACCATTCTCCATAATGCTATTAAATTCTTCTCCCCGAAGAACAGAACCTTGCATGGCCTGAATAAACTGAGTAATTGCAGCCTCACTGGCCTGTGCAGTACCACCACCAATCTGAATCGCTTGTGTAACAGTTTTCGTGAGATCTAGTGCCTGTTGCTGCGTCATCCCCATTTCTTTGCCGACTGTATTCAGTCGGGTAAATAAATCACCTGTTGCCTGTAAACTAGAATTTGTGGCAAGTGCTACCTGATGAACTCCAGCCATTGCAGAACTAAAGTCACCACCTTCACGGGTAGCAATCTGAATACGGACAGATAGGTTAGTGTATGAGTCGGCGGCTTCCGCAAGCTCACGAATACCCAAACCTATACCAAGAGCAGTTAATGCACCCACAAGTGTGTTAACAGCAAACTTAGCACCATCAATGCCCTTTTGCGCCGTTTGAGCTGCTGTATCTGTTTCTCTTAAGCTGTTGTTGGCTTTGCCTACCTCTGCCTGAAATCCACTAAAAGCCTGATCTGCTTGCTGAACTTCTTTTTCAAGTTGATCAACCTGGACTTGTGCTTTTTCAATATCTGCAGGTGAAGCTTTAGTTTTTGAAAATGCTTCAAGGTTTTGCTTGGCTTGGGCTAAATCTCCTTTAAGTTGATCTAAAGCCTTTCCAGCCTTATTACCAAAATCCGTAAAATTCCCTGCTGTAGATTTTGCATTGTCACCAGCATCTTTGATAATGCCTGTAGCAGCATTTAGAGACTGAGAAAGTTTGTCTGCTAACTCACTGGTGCCTTTAGGGATAATATTTCCCATTTCTTTCGAAGCATCAGTAGTTGCTTGTTTTAATCGTTCAGATTCGTGCTTAATTGTGTTGAATACTGATTTAACTGTATCTTCTGACTGTCTAACATTGCCAACGAAACCTTTAGTGTCGGCATCCATGACTAATTTGAATGTTAAATTTTTACCAGACATGCTGACCTCTAAATTTTAGGCAATAAAAAACCCGCCGAAGCGGGTAGAACATTGGGTATAGATATAAGTGTTTAGGATGTTTCCTCTAAGATTGAGCCGCAGTGCTTGCATTTTCTCGCATCAAATCTAATTAGTTCGCGACAATCAGGGCAATTTTTTTGCTCAACTCCATTTTCATCCAATTTTACAAAATTACCTGCATTATTTGAAAAAATATCATTTGCGACTAATTTGGTTTTGCTTGGTATTTTAAAAACTTCTGGCTGTGCTTCTTGTGGGATTGATTGCTGTATTTGTTTAGGCAAAGGTGAATAAAGTCTTATATTTTGACTGCCGCAAGAACCACAGACCTTACCGCCTGATCTACGCCAGATTTCATATATTATCCCGGGAAGCAAGCCAATAAAAAGCAAAACGATAGTTATAACAAAACTACCTTTAGTTTTTGCAGAGCCTACACGTCCACAAACAAGACATTCCACTTTAGCCATTTTCCCTATTCCCTAATTTATTATTTTCACATCATAACTTTAGGGTAATGCGTGATCAATCAGAAACCATCTCTTTCTTAAATGACTCAAAGCCTTTTTTATCTGATTGAGCCACACGTCCGGCAACAGCGTTATTGAAGATTCCCTGCTTGTACAGCTTGTTTGCCGCTTTGACATAGCCCTGGAATGCGCCGTAGGTCATCTGCATGATTTCACTATGCTGATGGCCCATTGATACCAGAAACTGGAATGAATCAAACCAGGTGGAGTCATCTTTCTTTTTAATACCACGTTTTGGTTTTTCGTATTTGAAGTAAGCCTGGTTAATCAGAAGCACAGCTTTAAGTAGGTCCTTAAATACCTGTTCATCAGCGGCAAGTTCTACCAGTGATTCACCATCCAGATCAGTTACACATGCCATGGTCGAAATGACTTGCACCCCATGAGCCTTAAATAATCCTGTCAAAATCTCATCTGAATGATTTTGGTCTTTGATGAAATTCTTCAATACTTCAGCATGCATTGCCCAGGTGTCAAAGTCTTTTATCTGGATCTGGCGGACTTCGATATCATTAATCCGGATGCTGCGATTTGTTGCTAAGAAAAAATCATTCATGATGGGGTCTCGAGATAATTTTAGGCATTAAAAAAGCACCCGGAGGTGCTTTTCTTTTAACTTTAATAAAGGCTGAATTCTATAAAGCCCAATTACGACCTTGCCCCATCTCATAAACGATGAGAATTAAGGCTACTATCATTAGAACGACAACAACGATTTCGGCTTTGGTCAGCATTTTCGGAGCTCCACTTTTCATCATTCATATGATAAGCAAAGCATACAATTAATAACATAAAGATTACAAAAAAATTATTGGATGTTACAAAGATTTAGAAGTTAGGGAAGTTTCTTTAGAGTGTAACTACCTACTGAAGCATTCAAACATTTCGTTAAGCAACTCAACAAAAAGTTTCAACCGAAAAGCATTCTTACGCAAACCTAGAAACCTATAACTTTAGACCTGAATATCTTACATATCCCGACATAGCTGATACATCCGTGATTTAAATCATTCTCTACACTGAAATTAAGTCTTAGAAACGTAGAGGAAATTCAATTGAAAAAGTATTCGAAAATTCTAATCTTAGCTTTAATGGGATTTACTGGTACCGTGGCTATCGCAGCTGACTCGATTCCAATAGAAGCCACTGCCGCAGCTGAAGCACAACAGGTTGCTTTAGAGTATCGAAATAAAAAAGATCAAAAATCTGAATCATCTGGTGAATAAAAGAAAGCCCTTAATTAAAGGGCTTTTTAATTACTTCCAGCTTGGCGTACAACCATTCTTCCATGACAACTCAAATTGCTTTTGATCCGTCTGATTTTCTACAAGTACTATATCCTTTGAAAGCACAATAAAACGCTGGAAGGGAACATAATCACTATCTGCTTCTTTATAGCTTACCTCTCCACACTCGCTTATTTGATTGCGGAACTTTGCCGAATCAGGGTTGGGAATGAATTTTTTTGTAGCTTCTTTTGCAAATTCAAGCTGTTCCTTTTTGCTTGTTTCTAAATCAAGATGCTGACCGTTAGATTCCTTGTGTCCACACCCAGCTAAAATCACAATAAAAAAGAATAAGCTTAAATTTTTCATAATATCCCCATGTATTAAGGGCAGCACTTTACATTAATTTTCAATCTTATCTAAAGCCTAGGGAGAGTGGATTTGTAAAGTTATGTTTTACTATTTTAAGTCTTTTTAAAATTGACCCTATATAGCCAGGTGGAACTTCCACTTATCAAAAAACCGCCCTAAAGGCGGTTCTTAGCTTACTAACTTACTGACATACAAGATAAATAAAAGTAGAAATAATTATTACGGCTAGGATGGAGACAAATATTTCTATTTTAGTCATAGCAGTTTTATTCTTAACATGAACTGAATATCTTTTATATCCCCATCAGATGAAAATTAGAATAACAAAAGATTACATAATCTTTATTTTTTACTATTTATTAAGTTTCATCTTAAATGTTTTAAGACTTATTACTATAAGGCAGGCACAAAAAAAGACGCATAGCGCCGTGGAGTTCTTTGTGCCTGTATGGTTTATGGGTTTATGCAGCTACGCTAAAACGCTCAATATGACCAAATACACTTAGCTCTTCATCATTAGCTTTAGAGATATCTGCCAGTGCTTCACCTTCAATTGAATAAGATCCGAAGTCCTCATGAATTAGATCAAATTCGGTATCTGGCGAAAATTCGACGCGCCATAAAGTTAAGATCACCTTATCGCCTGTAACAGTATCAATGCCTTTAAACAGCAAGCGATATTCATTACCTAGGTTAGTTGCAATTGTAGTACGTGTCTTAGCACCGGCTTTGGCAGAAAACTTAACTGAACCAACAATAGCTTCATTAAAAATGACTGTGCCGTAAACTGCATCAAGCACATACTTGTCCGCTTCAATAGGTACATCTGAGCTATCTTTGAAAGCCACTTCACTTAAATTACGATGTCCTAAATCAATCATGGCGTCTGCTTCTACAGCACCCAGAGTAATATCTGTAAGCTGAGTTTCAGGGATTTCGATTGATTTGCCACTTAGGACCATTGCTAAGTTTTGCTTTGTTACTTCTTCAAGCGTACCAGAGATAGCCACTGCAGTTTGTTTGCGTAGTACCGCATCCTTAGCACGGAGGCCGGTTTTACTTTCATAGTGATCCGTGGATTCACTAGAGATTGCAATCTGTAATTCCGGTGTATTACCAACGGGCAATAAGGCAGATGGCACACTATTAACCATCTTCGCCAAATGAAGCTCACCTTGAAGCGAGATTAAATCTGATTTAACCATTACTTTTCATCCCCTGTGGTTTTCTTGGCTGGAGCAGCTTTAGCTTCAGGTACTTCCTGAATCACGCCATCTGCCACTAATTTTTTAATTTGTGCATCATCCAGCCCGCCGACCATATCGCCTTTCTGAAAGCGACCGACAGGCTGCGTTGCCTTGTATTGTTTTGCCAT